TTATAGCGCTTGGTGCTACATGGGGAATGACATCACAACGTGTTAGTGCAATGGAAAAAGATATGGATAGAATAGAAGAAGCTTTACTAATGTTTACAAAAATAGAAGTACGCATAGCAGTGATGGAGACAGAACTTAAAAACATAAATAAAAAATTGGATAGATAATGAACCACAATAAATTATTAGAGTCAGTAAAAAAACACGAAGGGTTTCGGGATACCGTTTATTTAGATACCCTAAATAAAAGAACCGTGGGCTACGGCCATCTATGCGTGGAAGACCATTGGGAAGATGGTAAAAAATATGACAAAGAATATTTAGAAGAAGTTTTAGAAAAAGATTTACAGTCTGCAATTGATCAAGCAGATGACATGTGTTCTAATTTAACAATAAGTGATGATGCAAAAATTATAATCATCGAAATGATTTTTCAACTTGGGGGGACAGGAGTTTCCAAGTTCCGAAAAATGTGGGCAGCGCTTCAAGAGGATCCACCAAATTATTTTGAAGCGCATGTCCAGATGCTTGACTCACGTTGGGCAAAACAAACCCCTAATAGAGCTGCTGAAATGGCAGAAAAAATGCAAAATTGTAGCTAATTATTTTATTTTGTGGTATAATATCACGTGCAATTAATTAAGAAATATAATTACGCAGAGTTAAAAAGACAGGATGGAGATTCCCGTTTGTATCTTACACCTGATGGTGAAAGCTTACCATCCGTTACTACTGTCTTAAATAAAACAAAAGATAAATCATTTTTAAAACAATGGCGTGCAAAAGTTGGAGAAGCAGCAGCTGAAAAAATTATATCTGACGCTGGTAAAATTGGAACCGCGCTCCACCTATATATAGAACGTTTAGTGAACGAAGAAAAGTACTTAGACCTTACGGAGATAGGAATACAAGCAGAAAAAATGGCAAAGAAAATAATTGAAGAAGCAGGTGCTGATATAACAGAAGTGTATGGATCAGAAGTGCATTTATATTATCCTAACAAATACGCAGGCACAGCAGACATGATTGCCATGTATAAAGGTAAACCAACGATTATAGATTTTAAACAAACCAATAGACCTAAGAAACGTGAGTGGATACAAGACTATCTCATGCAACTAGCTGCATACGCCCAGGCACACAACGCTTTATTTAATACAGAAATTGAACAAGGTGTGGTTCTTATGTGTTCTCGTGATTTAACGTTTCAACGTTTTGAATTGACAGGGGAAAAGTTTACAAGAGCTTCTGATGCTTTTATGAAAAAATTAGATTTATACAATCAATCTATTCTTTAAATCCAACTAGCTAATTCTTCTCCATTTATTTCACGCGCAATATTAACTTTGTTTCTAAGTGCTTGTATAATTTTTTCGTCAACAGTTCCTTTAGCAACCAAATCAATATACAATACTTTATTTTTTTGACCTATACGATGCGCACGGTCTTCTGATTGTATTCTTTTTTCTAAATCATAATTATTAGAATAATAAATAACGGTGCTAGCTTCTGTTAGCGTAATTCCGTAACCACCTGTTTGAGTGTTTCCTATAAAGAAACGAACTGGGTTTTCTGGATCTTGAAATTTTTTAATACATGCCTGTCTATCTTCTTGTTTAGTTCCACCATAATAAGTGCAAGATGATTGTGGTCCAAATTCTTCTGTGATAGCTTTTTGTATAGATACAATATCATGAATATAATTAGCCCAGATAATAACTTTACCTGTAGTCTCACCTAATATTTGCATTAATTCTGTTAAACGATTATTTTTTAATTGCACTGTATCACCTTCATCAGTTTTCATATGACCACATGTTATTTGATGTAATCTAATTAACTGTGTTAACACATTAACTGCTGTTAACGTTTCACCAGTGTGTAACATTGTCATAGCAGTAGACTTCATTTCACTGTATGCTTTGTGTTGTTCATCTGTTAATTCTACAGGACGCTTGGTAAATATTTTATCCGGTAAATCTAAACAATCTTTTTTTAAAATACGGTAAGAATGTGGTGATACTAATTGTCCTAATTGTGCCAAGTTTTTAAACTTAACTATTTTCTGGTACTTGTGTGTTCCACCTGCGGCATTTGCTGTAATGACCACGGCGTACCGGGTTCTAAATGCATAGTAACTAGATTGACCTAATATTTCTGGATCTAAAAAATCCATCTGTGACCACAAATCCATAGGAGATTGCGTAACAGGAGAACCAGTCATAATTCTTCTATATCTAGCCTCATTTCTTAATGATAAAATAGATTTAGTTCTTTTAGCTTGTGGATTTTTAATTGTAGTACTTTCATCAATAATCATCATGGACTTACCAAGTAAAAATAATTTAGCATAATCTAAACCTTTTTTACTAGAGAAAGCTTCTACATTCATAACCATAATTTTAAAATCAAAGTTAGTTGGATCTTTAATGTCTCTTAAATCTTGTCTGTATTGCGCGCTGGTAGATTGTTTCCAAGCTAATACTTTAAATTCAATATAGTCTGGAACGTGAACGGGGATTTCTTGTTCAACCCAGTTCATGTACGTTCCTTTTGGGGCAACCACTAGTAAGCGGTCTATCTTGCCTCTGTTATATAATATGCATGCATTGTCTAATGCAATTTTAGTTTTACCTGTACCCATTTCTGCAAAAATGGCAAATGCTTCTTTATTCCAGCATTTTTTTAACGCATCTTTTTGATGCTGATATGGCTCAGTTTTAAATTTGTACATTTTTTATTTCTTAATTCTTGCTTTTAATTATATACCATGTTATAATACAAATCAAGAAATAAATTAGAAGGAGAAATAAATATGGCAAGTGGCTGGAAAATACAATTTAAAAATAATGGTAAAAATCTTCCGGGTCCTGGGAATGATTTTATTGAAAAAAAACCTGGTGATGGAAAACATTTTATGGGAAAAATTTTGCAACGCATGCAAAGAAAATTTAATCCTAAAAGAAAGAAGAGTTAAACCTAAATGACAGTTTATGTTTTACAAGAAATGGGTAGGAATGTTCGTTCAGCTGAAAAGTTTGGCGACTTAAAAGTTTGTCTACCAGACAATAAACAAATAGTTTTATCATCAGGACCCTTGGCTTTTAAGCTACAACAAGTATTAAGAAATTTTAATGATGATGACTACTTGCTATTAATGGGAGACCCTGCTATAATAGCACTTGCTGGCGCGATTGTTAGTGACGTTAATAATAGAAAGTTCAAAGTTCTAAAATGGGACCGCGATGAAAAAAGATACTACGATATAGAAATAGATTTGAGAGGATAATATGAATGACTTACTAGACCAAATGAAAAATGATTCCAAAGGTATGGGACATAATAGTATGGGTAAAATTGGTGCAGTTGCAAATGATGTAGCTGATACTGATCAAGAGATACAAGACTTAGAAGATAAGTTAAAAGTTAAAAAAGATTACAAAAAACATTTATCAGAAAATGTACTACCTAATCTTTTTGCAGAGGTAGGATTATCAGAATTAAAACTTGCAGATGGCAGACATCTTAAGGTTGGTAATTATTATGGAGCATCCATAAAAGACGCCAAGAAAGAAGCTGCTTTTGAATGGTTAAGGAACAACGGACATGGTGATTTAATAAAGAACCAAGTCTCTTGTAGCTTTGGACGGGATGAAGATGAGAAAGCTAGAGGATTGATTAGCACTTTGAATGAAAAGGGTTATCCATCTTCGCAACGCGAATGGGTCGAACCCTCCACCCTTCGCGCATTTATACGAGAGCAACATGAAGCAGGTAAAGAGTTACCTATGGACTTGTTAGGCGCTTTCGTCGGACAAAAAACAACGATTAAAAACTAAAGGAGAAAAGCCCTATGGCACAGACTAAAGCAGTTGCAAAAGCAGCAAAGTTAGATCTAGCAGTTCTTGCTGGTGATTCAAAAGATGCAAGTGGATTTGGCAATCTTGACATGTCAAGAGATGTGATGATACCTTACATTAACATACTACAAACAACTAGCCCTCAACTTAACCCGTCTAAAGCGGAATACGTTGAAGGAGCAAAAGTGGGACAGTTTTATAATACTGTTTCACAAGAAGTCAGCACTTCATTAAATGTGATACCTGTACTTTATCAACTAAAATACGTGGAGTGGAAACCACGTGAAACTGGTGGCGGACTAGTGGAAATGCATGATGCCGATAGTGGTATCTTGGGAAAAACTAAACGCGATCAAATGACATTTAAAGATGTCTTACCGAGCGGTAACTATATTGCTACAACAGCTTACCATTATGTAATGGTTCAAGGTACTGATGGAAATTGGTCCCAGGCTGTAATTAGCATGACATCTACTCAATTAAAAAAGAGTAGACGTTGGAACAGCTTAATGCTTACGCAGAAAGTTGAAGGTCCATCGGGAAGTTTTACTCCACCAACTTATGCAATCGTTTACAAACTATCTACTGTTAGTGAGTCAAACGATCGTGGTAGCTGGTTTGGGTATCAAGTTGAGAAAGCAAACATGGTAGAAGATGCATCACTTTATAATGAAGCAAAATCATTTTCAACCGCAGCATCAAGAGGAGATGTCGAAGCTAAACCTGTCGTAGAAGGAGAACCTGCAAAAGTAGCGCCTCAATCTAACAACACAGAAAGCGAAGACGTACCCTTTTAAGGGACGTCTTCTTAATAACCTGGAGGTTTAGTGGAAGAATTCAAATCTATATTTGAAGGTTTAGACGTAGCTTACGGTCAGCATCAATCCGAAGGGAAGCGTGCTGACGGTAAGCAAGAAGGTAAATCTTACATTGTTAAAAAGCTTGTTACAGATAGTTTATGGCAAGCGCATCTTGATGGAGAAGGGCCTTCTTTAGGTATTATTCCTATCATGGCTGACAATACATCCCGTTGGGGCTGTATTGATATTGATACTTATCCTATTGATTATAGAAAAATAATAAATTCAATTAGAAATTTACAATTACCTTTGGTGCCATGTCGCTCCAAAAGCGGTGGACTACATATTTTCTTGTTTCTTAAAAAACCAATCGCCGCAAAATTAATAAGAGCGAAGCTACGAGAGGCTGCATCAGCGTTAGGATACGCGGACGTAGAAGTATTCCCGAAACAATCCACAATATTAATTGAAAAAGGAGATTTAGGAAACTTTTTAAATCTTCCATATTATA